TTCCCGAATACTCTGGATGAGTGACCTCAGATAGGGATCTGCTGCCTGACCAAACTGGATTCCAAGATCTTTCAACGACGCAACGGTCTTGTCAAGCTCTGCTTTTAGTGAGGTGAGCTGTTTGTTCGCAACCTCTTCCGTAGCTCCTCCGGAGTCCCGAAGGGCTTTTTCAAATTCCCGGAGTCTGTTGGAAGTCCCTATCAACGTCAACATGACGCTCAGGGACCTGTCTTGGAACCCAAGCAGGTTAAAGATTGCCCGTCTCTGTGCCGGACTGGTTGACTCCAGAACACGTTCAAAGTCCTGAAAGATGTCCGCCAGATTCCGAACATTTCCTGTCGTGTCGTAAACGGCAATTCCCAATTGCCTGAAGATCTCAGGCTGCCTCAATGCAGCCCTCTGCAGGTCCCGAAGCACAACGGCAAGGGCCTCACCCGCTTCTTCTCCTTTGGTACCTTGCTCTGCCAATGCAGCCAGCGCCGCAACACCTTGGTAGATGTCAACGTTGAAGGACTTCATTGCGGCGGCTGCCTTGTTTGTCAGGGCCTTGGCAAACTGCTCCACAGATGCATTGGAGACGATATTGGCCTTCGTAAGAACATCGGAGATCAATTTCATGTTCTCCATGTTCTTCGTGGCGTCCTCCGTCTTCATCCCCAATGCAGCCATGGAGTCGGTCAGAAAACTGGAGGCCTTCTCCAGGCTTAACACGCCCGCAGCAGCAAATTTTGTAACAACAGGGAGGGCAGCGATGGACTGTTCTGCAGTGTATCCAGCAGAAGCCAGGTAGTAGTAAGATTTGGCAACCTCGTCCACTGCCATCCCCAATTCTTTGGCAGTGGACCTTGCAACCTTTTCCATCGCTTCACGGGTAGCCTCTGTGAGGTCTCCCATGATAGCGGTGGATTCGGTCATCACTTTGTTGAATTTGGTGTAGTGGTAGATGGCGACCGCAGCCAAAGTTGCAAGGGTGGAGGCGATGGAGAGGGTGGCGCGATTGACCGCCACGGCCATCAGGGAAGACTCCCCTTCCACGGCCCTCCTCGCGTCCGTGAAAGCTTTGATCAGCTGGACGGGGTCTGCAGTGAGGCGAACATACAGGCTCCCTAGCGAGGTACCTGTAATTAAGCCGCCACCGGATATATACGTTGCCATGGATTAGCTGGCCTTAATGCCAAAGTAGGAGAGCCAGACCTGTTTGGACTGGCTGGGATCCACTCTGGGCTTGGTTTCGAGGAGGAAGTCTTGGACGGAGACGCTCCTGGGGTTCGCTACCCACCCCCTCCGGACCTCGGCAGCGATCTGAGCAAGGTACAGGTCGAGCTTGGTGACCCGTTGCTCTTCCTGTGTAAGAAATTCGCACCAGTCAAGGAACTCGGAATAGGTGATCCTCTTCCGAAGTTCCCTGACCGGCATTTTCAGGTGTGAAGCGAGCTTATACCAAGCCCACTTCACACCTGTCAGACGTTTTTTCGCTCCCCTTCCTCGGCAACAAGATGATTCATCTTCTGGGCCGTGTCGAAGAGGGCCTGGACTGTAGAGGCTGGCCATTGCTGCACCTCTTCCTCTTTGACCCTCTCCCCGTTGGCCCGGAAGAGACAACGAGCGATAAGACTGGCCTGCATACCTTGGATCTGACGGACGCCCATGATCTTGCCATCCGGACTCACGGCCATTCGACGGGCCAGCTGGTCCAGATAGTCGTCACGGGTTGCAGCGTCCATCTCCCTCAGCTCATACTCTTCGGGCCCTTGAGGTCCTTCGAGGATCACCTTTTGAACTTCAGGTTCCAGTTTCAGTTTGATCATAATTCATCAAGACCCAGTCGGCGGCAGATAGGTCGGAGCGGTTTCTTGTCCGGACGCATTGATCAGTGTCGGTTGGATGGTGATGGTAGCCGTAGGCTCTTCACCTTCTGCAAACCGACCCGGAGTAAATTCGCTCACAAACCCGTAGAACTGCAATTTGGAACCGTCCGGGAACGTGACGGTGATCAACTGGTTGACATTGATCTGCCCGTTGATGGCCTGGATGGCGTCGGAATCGAAAGCTACTGTAGCTGAGATCGGCGACAAGGTCTTCAGCTTTCGGGGAGCCATCGTACGCCATGCGGTATTCCGCATGGTGGTGATGTCGATACCGCCTCCGCTGGAGAACCCAGGCGGAGTAACCTCCTTCTCGTAGAGCTTGATGGTAGGAGCTCCCGAGAGCGTGATCAGCGTTGAGAAGCCGTCTCTTAGTCTTGCCATATCAACCTCCGATTGTCGTTATGAAGTTGATTGAAAAGTAGTGTCGTCGTTTTCTGTCATTTTCGTCAATCCCTAACGAAATAATCCCGCTTCTGCGGGTTATGCTGGAAACAACATATGTCTCCATTGAGGAGATTGCAACAGGTAAATTCTTGACTTCCTCAAAAGCTTTACAGATTTGCAAACATTTCTCATACCCTGTTGGGTAATCTTTTGCACGGACCATGATTTGAATTCCTGGATGTTCCACTACCTCCCCAGTGCTCATGATCCGTCCATCCAGTTCTCCCGTAGTGTCGTAAACTACCATCAGGTTGTCCGGATCGTCCGGCATGTATGCGACGAAACAAGGGAAGAACCGGAGATCAGAAACACCTTTGAGGAACAAAACTATGCTGATGATTTCTGCAGGGGAGCTCATCGAATCTTGGCATGCTCAACAATGATTCGTCTCATTTTTGGAACCTCTGTCCGGGCAGGCTCTTCCAAAAACTTGGCCTGTGCCCGTCCCTGCGGGTCCCAGTACCTACCAATATGAGGAGGACTGGGACGGCGAGGCTTGCCCTTGAGCTTCATTCCAACCTTCTCGTGCACCCACAAGGCATACTCTGCCGTATAGCCTACATAGACCTCTGTTTTGGCACCGGAATTCTTTTTCCGGGTATAGGCAGAAGCCTTAAGGTTTCCAAATTCAACAGGAACCTTCTCCTGACTGACCTTCTGGAGGTACAGCCCAGCCTTTACGAGCCCTTCCTCAAACTTTTTTAACAAAAGTGCCTGCTTGATGTCCAGATTGACGAGAATCTCTCGTACACCGTTAACAGTGCTGGCGCTGATCTTGGCCATTACAGGATCACCTTGTACAAAACCTCTGTGTTTCTCAGGTTGGGGATGATGCTGAACCTTCGGACCTCGAAGGCCTTGTCACTGTCATAAGGATCGGATGGAGTGGTTGGACCAAGAACTCCAAGAGCAATCCGATCGCCTACCGACATGGGACGGTCCACATAGACGATGCTTCTGGAAATAAACTTTTCTCCATTCTCCATGACAAACTCCCTCGCATCGTCCTCCCAACGGCAGTCGATCTGGACAGGACCTGCATACTGGGGTCTTCCGTAGTGATCAACCCCCACTCTCCTCCACCAGATCGCTTTCTGTTTCCTGATCTTTCTGATTACGCTCATGGGAGGTCATCTCGAAAAATTTCTCAAAGTTGACCCTTGGGAAAAGGTACAACTGGGAAGAGCCATCCGTAACGTTGAAAATGTCCACTTTCCCTTTCAGTTCTTTTGCCACGATCTCAAACCCCCGACGGAACCGGTTGAACGATTCCTCAGGGATAGGTGCCGGATTCCAATAGTGCCAATGGGAGCGACCTTCAAGATTTGTCAGGTCGTACCCCAGTAGAAAGATCCTTCGTGCTCCCATGGTATAAGCAAGGTTGATTGCTGCAGCTCCCGAAGACCAGTTCCATCCCAGAGTTGACCCTTCCCCGATCCCTTCCTGAAGCCTTTTCATCTTGTGGATGTAGGGAAGGTTCAAAGGAAGAAGGGCAGGAGAGTCGGTGACAAATTCTACGTCGGATTCTTCAATGTTCCACTTCTCCTTCTCCCAAAACTGGGCATCTCCAAAGTAGCAGAGGGAAACAATGTGGGAGCCCAGCTTGTAGGCATGGTTGATTCCAATGACCTTCTTCCCTGCCAACTTTTCAAAAGGAAAGTTCTGAAGGGAAGAGCCCCCGCCAATAAGGATGGCATCCTCACCTCTCCATAAATCAGTCGGGTTCCAGAGGTATTCCTGCCCAGTAAACATTTGGGGTCGACCTCCCTTCAGAAAGCCGTCTCAGTGTTCCTGTCGTGTCCAGAACCATTGCCATCTGCCCGTAGCGAGTGACGGCAAGGTTCAGTCCCACCTTGCTTTCTATCGTGGCGCCTACGGTGTCGGTTTTTTCTGTCAGGTATCTGGGATCCCGGATGCAGTAGAAATGTGCCGCCAGCCAGGTCTCCACCCGCCTCAGGGAGTCCGGGTCCAGTCCTTCAATCCGGTCCACGAGAGAGGATGCGGCGTCAATAAATGGCGTTAGGTTGACAGAGGGCTCCACCTCAACAATTGCCATCACCGACGCCGCATCCGTCCGTGGCATAGGTCACTCCCAGTCTTCTTCTTTTGTCGGCTTGGGCTTGGCGACCGAAGCTTTGGGCTTGGCCTCTTTCATCTCCTCCACTGGGCCCGTGGTAGTGACCTGGGTCTGGGGAACCGTCACCGGTCCAAGATCCTCAAACTTTTCGGGAAAGAGTTTGAGGTAGTATTCCGGTGCTACCAGAGTTGACCCTTGAGGATACTCCGTGTCACCTTCGAAGTGACTCCCTGCTTTGACCTTGAGTTTTCGTATCACTTTCATAATTCTTAAAATCCGGTGGACCCCCTACTGGGCGGAAGAAGTAGGGGGTCCGTTGCGGTCAGCTAGGTGGGTCTTACGCAGTCGCTCCGTGCACGATACCAGTATTTCCGTAGAAGTCCGCCCGAAGCTGGGGCACCATGATGGCCATCACTTTAAAGTGGACCCTCAGGCCTCCCATCTCCTCCCACTGGACCGTTGTGATGTCCATGCCGATCACCTCACGGATCACGTCGGTGGTTTGCTGGACCAGGAAGATGTCCCACGTGCCCGTACCGAGGTAGTCAGCAGTCCGGACATCTGCAATACCCTGGATCGCCTTCAGGCGCTCCCGAAGGGTGTTGTCACCCTTCTGAGCACTGTAGTCGTCATCCAGGTACTGGTCCCAGTCTGGGGCATTGTAGATCACCCAAGGACCGAAGTAGTTCTTGTTGATGCTCTTCTGGCGCATCGCAAGGACCTGCCGGACCAGGGTGGCCGGAGTCCAGTTGCTGGCAGTCGGGGCCGTAATGGTGTGGGTGATACGGTTGGGGAAGTTCTTCAGTCCGTAGATCGCGCCCCCACCGTAGGAGAACGTGCTACTGACACCCAGCGCCAGCTTCTCCGCTTCCTCCGCCACCCTCCGGGCCGCCAGCTCCGCCATCGTAGTGTCGATGGGCGCACCGACGTTTCGGGAAGTGGCGATCTGTCGGGCATTCAGGAAGAAGTCCTTATGGATGACCGGCAAGGGCAGGTTGACCAGATCGTATTCGGGACGATCTGCTTCCGTCCGAACTGCCGGATCCATCGAGATCGCGGCGTTCGTGATGTCGCTCATCCGTTCGGTCTGCAGAACCGTCTTGCCCATCCCGTCAGGGATGTTGTACGTCAGGCCTGCAGTCCGAAGGTCGGCCACCACACGAAGCCGCTGTTTCGCTGCCTGCACCACGGCCTCGTCCAGGATCCTCCACTCATCCTTGCGGAGGGTGGCGTTGGCGACAGGGGCAGGGACCGCCTTCCACTTACCGTTCTCGTTGACGGTGATGTAGTGGCGTCCGTCCTGTCCGATCCAAGGACGAAGGATCGAGGTGTTAAAATTTGCAGCCATCAGGGTAGCAGCGATGTTACCCCGGGCCTGTCCATTTAAGATGTAGTCCTGCATCTTTGTCTCTCCTTTCTCTTACAAAACACGAACTCGAATGCGTTGGGCACTTGAGGTGGCGTTCACTGCTTCCAGTGCAACGGCCAACGCAACATGTCCGGACGTGATAGCCCGGAGATCTCCGTTGCCGGCGCTGGAAAGCAATGCGCCTGCTGAAACGTTGTTGCCGCTTCCCAGCCACGCATAAACGACGTCGCCGGGAGAGGCAAGAACGTAGCTAACCCGTTCTCCGCTCGAGTAATTGTCAGTGATCCCTCGCCCTTGGAGGGCATCCTCAACCGCATAGGCACGCTCGGCCGCACCACCCGCGGTCGCATGGACTACCACCTGTCCAGAGCTGTTCAGTTGAAGAAGCTGGCCGGGCTTGATCGTGCCGCCAGCCACTCCTTCTTCCGTACGACCTGAACCTAAGAGGTGAATTCGCTTTGGAGTCTCGATAGGCATGGTTTACCTCCTTATTTGCTGAAGCTCAACGAAAGAGGAATCAAGGGTTCTTCTTCCGTCGCTGCCGGAGCAGGAACCGGAGCCTGACCCGAATAGTTCGGACGGGTCGGCTTCGCAGCCAGCTTCGCCAAGCGACGCAGTTCACCCAATGGACGACTCTCAAGTTCCTCTTTCGTAAACTCATTTTGTTCGTTCTTGAGAATCGTTTCCACCAAGCGGTTTTTCTCCTCTTGGTAAACTGCAAGACTTGAGTTCAGTACCTCCTGGATCTCCTTGGGGGCCGCAGCAATGTATTCCTGCAGGGTAGCAGGCTTCTCCGGCTCCTTCGGGCGATCCAGAGCGTTCAGAATCAGTGTCAACTGATTCTCGTTCAGGGCAGAAAGGGATTCTCGATCTTCCTCTTTCCAGCCTGCATTCTTTTCGATGATCTTCTGGATCAGTTCTTCTTTCATAGTTGCTCTCTGTTGGGTTGCAGGAGGTTCCATTCCCTCCTGCTCGTAAAGCTTTTTCAGTTTTGCAATGGCCTCTCGTTTCTTCGGACCTTCGTACTTGTTGCCCCGATAACCACCGTGCAGGGCAGCCCACGCAGCCCCCATCAGTCGGTGGTTCAATTTTCCATCAACGTCCCGAACACGGAGGTGCCAAGTAGAAGGTTTCTCCGGATCCTCCACTACGAGGTAGTGGGAAGCAGGATGATATCCATCCTCTTCCTTCTTTTTCACTTCGTTGGTCACGTCCACATAGGTCGTGACCTGCTTCACTTCTACTTTCTCCTCCAGCAGACTCACCGTACCGTCCTCCTTCACTCGGAAGGGCTGGCGGTACAGCTTGTTTTCTGCCAAAAAGATAACCTGATTGTCCAGAAAATCCTTCACCCGGGCATCGCTTCCGAGGGCCTCCTGAATCCGAGTCATCAACGAGTAGTAGGCTTCCTCGTTGTCCGAAATCTCGGTGGCCGAATTGTTGGCCGGGATACCAATCACGGCCTTCACACCCTTCTTCAGTGTAATGGTCCGGAAGCTTCCTTCTTTGAACTCGCTTGGATCTACCTGACGAATTCGGTAGGAATCTTCCGTCTCATCCACCTTGTCCGCACTGAAACCGTGCTCTTTGGCCCAAGCAATGGCCTGCTCCTTGGTGAATTCTTCCTTGCTAAAGATCAAAGTTTGAATCTTTGTCCCGCGGCCATCTGCATTGCGAAGGAGCCCAGCCCCATCTGCCACGGAACAAGCACCGATCTGATCAGGAAGTAGAGCAAGGTGATCCGGTCGGAAATTTCTGGCAATACCAATATACTTCTCACCGTTCCACTCGCCCTCCTTTTCTTCGATGTCAATAAATACCCCGGTGGAGAGTTCCATGATTTCTCCATTCCGGATAAATTCCATGATCCGTTCATCCACCTTGTCCACCCGCGAAACATCAATCCAAGCCTCCGACTTCAGCTTCCCGTCCTGATACCGCGTGTTCAGCATGACCCCCACCTTGCGACTGTTGAGCACAACAGGATCGCAAGCGGAGATCGCCAGTCCGTTCATCGTGGGATGGTAAACCACAATCGGCTTGTGGTTCCACGCAGCCGGGGTCTTGGCCAGTTCTTCCTTCGGGTAGTAAAGGGGACCGCAGCTCCCATGGTGGACTCCCTCGGTCAGAATCACCATGGGAGCCACCAGGTGCTTTCTGTCTTCGAGTATATCGTATCTGCACCCTTTCGGCAGCAGATTTACAGTAAAGGACTCGTATTTCATGTCCCACTAACACCCATATAATACCATCTCACCAGACAGTAAAGCAAAATTTAGTTGTCTGTCAATACAGAAAGATTTTGCAGTTTGTCGATCCTAACTGGTTGCAGCACAATTGCTTTTGTGGCAAAATTTTGCAGGGTAACCTCTGGATCCTTGTCAATGAGCTCTCTCATTTCTGATGGAGTCATTACGGCTCCTAGAATATGGCCAAGAATTTGCAGGGACCTGCCCAAGGATTGGTATTGGGAGGCCAGTAGGTTGAAAAACGCAACAAGGTCCCCGTACCCGGCATCCCCCGTGATCTTCTGGCGGAGGATGTCGGCCCAGCGTTTGCGAACCTCCTCCACCGGAACGCCTAGCTTTTCGGCGATAACTTCGTCGGAGATGCCCGCCCGTTTGTATTTGTTAATGATGTCGTCTATACTCATCGTAACCTCCTGAATGCGAAGCTCATAATATTTTCTCTTCCGCCCAGAGTCGTCTCAAACCAGTTCCTCTCCACACACTCAAATCCCATCCTGTCCATGAAGCCCACGAGCCCACGTTCTGTAAAGTACCAGATATGCTCGTTGGGCTTAAAGTGCTTACTAGCAAGGCAATCCGCTTCGTCCTTGTAGATGGGCATGGAGACGAAGACCCACCGGGGATCGTGGAACCGGATGAATTCTACAGGATTGAGGATGTGCTCTAATGAGTCCCAAAAAGTAAGGACTGTGGCCTTTCTTCCTTCCGGGAAGAACCAACCCTTGCGCTCCAGCCACTCAATTGCGTAAGGATTGACATCTGTACCCCATGCAAAGTACCCGAGGGACCGAAGGACAGAGACAAAGATTCCGCTCCCAATGCCTACATCCAAAACATCTACAGGCTCTGAAGGCTTGACCCTCCTGCGCAACATTTTGACACGGAGGCCAAGAATTACCCGTCCCTGCTCCGTTGACTCGTAGCCGATGTACTTCTCAAAGTACTCCTTGCCGTACTCAAACGGCTTCTCCGGAGGCAGGAATCCTATTCCGTCAGACCAGATCCAGATCGGAAACTTTTTTGAGTTTTTCATAAAGGAGTGAACGGGAATAAGATTTGTCACAATTGTGGTGATAGGAGAGGCACGTACAAAAATTGACAGGTAGGAAGTGTTCCAGCCTTCCCCTTCCTGGGGCATCAATCATTTCCGGTCCGGAGAGCCGTCCACCTCCACCGTGCAAGACCAGACACCGGTTGCCCAACGCGATGGACATTGGGCAGATAAACCCTACAGGTCCAACGGTAAAGAGACTGGACCCCACAAGCTCAAGGATTTGCTCCAACGTCAGCTCTCCCCTTTCATAGACCTCGTCCACTCCTTTGGGTCGGGGACCATCGTAGTCTTCCTCCGGAGGGTCAACATCTGCAATCAAAATTGTTTTCAATCCTTCTGCCTTGCACCAGTCAATCACATCCTGAACCGCTTGGGGATGTGGATTCCTTCCGGGTGCAGGCCATTCTCTACGGACCGTACAAGGGCGGATCACTACATGCTCCTTCCTCTCGTAGGTCCTTCCGAGATCCAGGAGATAGGAATCTACTTGTGCAGAGATGCACAAACCTTGATAGAGTGGGATCCCTTGCCGTTGATAGGGCACGTAGGAGATCCTTTGATACCTTTCTACGAGTGGAGGATCTTCACAGAAAAGGTGCCTGTTGCGCTCAACGTTCTTCCTCTGGGTGCGAAGATTTAGCCGGGCAGGAGGGACCAAATAAAGATTTGGAATCCCTTGGTAGAGCTGTGGCCAGGAGGTCTGCAGCACCACCTCACTCTGCTGACAGAGCTGGCGAATGACAGGTAGCTGGTAGATGCTATCCCCCAGCCCCTGCATCCCCTCAATCCACCGCGGGGATCCAAGTACAGCGACAGTTTGGGTGGAGTGGTATGAGTCCTCGGGCCTCATCTATGCTGAAACGTTTTCCTTCGTTTTTGGCACATTCCGGACAAACCCTGTCATCTCCTGCAGTGGTCCACTCAGCCTGGACTCCCAACTCTTTGACTCCCAATTTCTCAAAAGCATCCAGTTGGCCCTCTGCATGGGCATGGATGGTCTCGGTTCTTGCAATCACAAAGGCCCTGCGGAACGTCAATCCATCAATCTCCTCGGTCATCTGCTGGGCGATGTCCAACGGTCCCCGACCCTCAATCATCCCTTGCGCCAAAATGAAATTCATCCGGGAGGCCATGTCAGCTGTAACTCCGCGGAGGGATTCGAGCGACCTGGTAGCAAGGAGTCGAACTTTTGACATGGCCTCCGGAGCCATGAAAGATTCTCGCAAAAATTTCTCCGAATCTGAAACAGGCTCAATCAGTTCCGCCTTTTTGCTGGAGAAGAAAGCATTCAGTTGTCCCCGCTTGTAGGCAGATTCCACGTACTCGGCCGTCCAAGGCTCGTCCGGAGGGGTGCCGGGAGGAACAGAGAAGACTTCTGCCTCCACCTGTTGGGCGAACCAACGATTGAATGCTTCCAGCTTACCCGGATCGGTGAGGAACGCAAACTCCCTCTCCTGAACGTGGATGGCAAAGGGGGTCCGTTCCTTGAGGCCCAAGGCATCTTTCTCCACCAAAAACTCCCGTACCTTCTTTTTGAGACGGTTGAACCGTCTCTTGATGTCTGCCATCCACCGTTGCCGGATCATCAGGGTACGGGTAGGGTCAACCTTGAGTGGGTTCCTCGGCACTGGTCTCTCCTTCCAGCATCTTCATTCTGTCTTCCACAACGGCACGGGCCTCCTCGTCGGACAGGCCCATCACCAGAGTGAAGAAGTAGAACGGATCCATGACAGCCTCTGCTCCAGAAGTCATGTACTTGGCCAGCGCGGTGGACTTGAGCTCCGCAATCTGGGCCTTGTCCTTGTCGCCCGGAGACTCAAGGTCTGGCCAGTCCACAATGATGCGTCGGGGCTCCGGAAGGACACCCAGCTCCACCAACTTCCGGACAAACGGCCTCACTACGAAAGGAGTCAGGTACTCCTCCCGCCTGCGGGATACCCGACGGTTCCAAGTGCGGATATCCTGCTCGGATGCCAACTGTGCAGATTCCGACCCCACAAACACCCGCCAAGGGACTCCCAGAGCAGAGGCAATCAGTTTGAGCTGAATTTCTGCGTGGGGAGAGGGATCCGCAACCTCGACTGGCAAGCTTTTTGCTTCCATGCCAACGGTTGCCAGATACCGTTGGAGTCCATTCATGTAGGCTTCCACCTGCTTCCGAATGGACTCGATGTCCAGGTCCGCATCTGTGACGTTTGGGTGGGTCTCCAAGCTGAGGCCGGGGAAACCTCCCTTCCAAAACATCTCTGCCGACCCACTGACGACCTTGTGGAGATCGTAGATGCGGTTGATCACCTTCTCCAACCTCGGGATGCCATAGATTTCCGAAGAGGTACGATTGTCCGCGATGTGGACTACACGGCTCCAGTGGACCTGACGGGATACGGTCGTGGTCTCGTCCGTAGTCTCGGAGAAGGAAATGGAATAGAACTCCGGCAGCCCATAGCGGGGGTCGGAGGGATCACTGACAAGTTTTGTGATCCTCACCAAGGATTCGTCAAATACCCGGAGGTACAAAACCTTGGACTCTGTATCGGGGTCGGCAGGCTCAGAGAGGTCTTTCCCATCATCGATGCCAATCAAGACGATGCCAAATCTTCCGATGCCACTCAAAACATCGGCACGGTGGAGGATGGAGTAAACCGGAAACTCCTCCAAGAGCCTGTTCCAAGCCTGTTCAAATTCTGTCTCTGTTGCCTCTTCCGTCTCGTACACCAGTGGATCCTGACTCCAGGATTCATCCGGCCAAATACTGACAATGCGGGCCGCAATGTCTCCCCTCCGGAAGAGGTACAGGTAGTCTTCGATCGTGAGGGAGGTGGGGTGTCCGCATTCGGCGTCGATGTTCCTTCGGGGATCCATCCAGCGGCGGAGCCACTGGGTCCTCTCAAAAAGGAGATTGGCAACAATCGTATCGATGTTGTTCATTTTCCTGTCCTACTCTAACACAGGTGACTTTTTACCACAAGCCTCCAACTTTTTGCTTTTTCTTGACCAGCCGGTTGAACGCCATGGAAGCAGCATCCACCTGGTCCTTGTACCGAGAGGCAGGGAACGCACGTAATTCATCCAAAAACTCCCGGGTCCAGCTCCTCCTCAGTACCATCACGTTTCCTGCTCCCACCTGGGAACTGAACGGATAAGCCCTGGATTCCTTGTCAGCAGAAGCCTTGACCAAGGCAACCCGATATCCGGCAAGGTTTGCTGCCGTGTTCTCTCCAGATTCCTTTCCTCCAGAACCCGGTTCCACCTCAATCACCACCTCCACCTCTTCCCCATCCTCCTCTGCCGTCTGCTGGATGATCCTTTCCCGTTGGGCGGAGCTCCACTGGCCCCTCCGCACGTCCAGCACCCAGAACCGCTTCCTGTCGTCCACCCCCATCAGCACCCCTACCGAATACGCTCCTCCATCCTTGGTGCCTGCCTTGTCCCAGGCCCTCACCTTCCTGACGATAGGTGCGTCCACCGAGTCCACGATCTGGAGCTTCTCCACCTCAAACATTCCACCGCCCAACGGTACCGGATCCTGCAAAATTTGGGCCGCATACCCGTACGGACCCAAATCTTCCTCCATCGTCCGCAGTACACTTCTAGGCAACCGTACCGGATCCAGCAACCCATCCTGATAGAACCGCTTCAAGCCTTCCGGCTTGACGTTGTCCGTCAGTTCCCCCGGCAGGCAAATGTGCCGGATCGGGGACCCGTGGGACTGGAGCAACTCCCCGCTGGGGTCCTGTACGTGCAACCTCTGCTGGATCAAAATCAGTGGCGAAACCTTGGCATCCACCTTTCGGGAGAGCAAAGTTTGACGGATCCAACGGGTTGCCGCCTCCAACTGTGGCTTCGAAAAGCTCTCCTCCGGGTTCAACGGATCGTCCACAATCAAAAAATGGCCATGGTAACCCGTGGCCAGTCCTCCCACACCCACCGACAGCCGAAACCCCTTCTCCGTATTGGTAAACAACCCCTTCGTGTTCTCATCCTCCCGCATCCTCACATGCGGGAACAAACACCGGTACTTCTCACTCTGGATAATGTCCCGTGTCTTGATACTGTCCTTCAACGCCAGCGAATGGCTGTAGCTTCCGCAAATAAACTTTGCCTCCGGCATAAACGTCCACACCCATGCCGGAAACATCTGGGAACAAATCGTACTCTTCGTCAGCCCTGGCGGAATGTTGATAATCAAATCGTAACGTTTGGGTTCCTTCTTCCTCACCCCCATCGCCAGCTTCTGCAACTCCCTGCACAGAAGCTCTATGTGCCAGTTCAACACCGGCGGCTCCGCGATGATCGTATCCCAAAACTCCCTGACAAATTCAAAGAAATCATCCCGCAGAACGCTCGCCCAAAGCTCTTCCTTCACTATGATCATGGACCAACTCCAGGATCCTCTTCCTCACCTCCAATGGCAAGCTGTCCACCGGAATATCACTCCGCCTCACACTCATCTCTACCTCTGCCTTCACCGGCTGCTCCAACCCCAACAGCTTGTCAATTCTTTCCCTGGCCCGAATCTTGTCCACCGTACTGGCATTGGGATCCAAAATCACACTCCGGTAGAACGCCAGCGCATCGCACCGGTGCTCCTCCTTACTCCTCAACAAATCCTGCATGAGCAGCTCTCTCGCTTCCTTCACATACCCTCTGGCTTCAGCTGGCCCTACGCCCCACTTCTTCATACAAGCCAGCACCCAATCTCTGTCCAGTCCCGGCTTCCTCTGAATCCACCGGTACACCGTCTGGACCCGGGCTGCCCTCTGCTTCTCATTAATTCTCTCCAGCAACATCACCTAAAATCTAACAGAATTTGCACACTTTGTCCAGTCCGAAGTGGGATCGAGCCACTCTCATCCTTCTGAACCGGCCCCTGTCCGCCCTGGGACCACGTGAAGAAAATGGCTTATAAACCAATCTCGTGCGTGGGATCTGAACCACGAAAAACTCAAAAACCTCCTCGATCGACTGATGAAAATTTTGAACCACTCTCTAACCTGGGTCGAGTCACTAAAAACAGCCGATCGAGTAACGAACCAACTGACCGATTCATCCGATGAATCTTAGAGTACATCTAAACCCGATCGATCTTGCTGATGGAGGTCGTAGAGTGATTCTAAGACCGATTGATCTTACTGACGAAAATCATAGAGTAGATTTGTAACCTATCGATGTTACTGATGAAGTGATTCTAAAAATGGTTTACGATCTGATGATTATAGTGAAATTCTAAGAAATGGGTCTATTGACTGATGAAAATTTTAGAGTAGATCTAAAACTGGTTCGTGATTTGATGATTATGGTGGGAGCGGAGTCTTTCAGCCGCTTACAAACGCAATTGTAATCGGCAAATTCTGCCAATCGGCAAATCTTGACCATGCAAATCTTACCTAGGCAAATTTTGCCATGTCCAAAATTTGGACATTGTCCAATAGACATGTCCAAAAATTGGACATTGCCGAGTTGCGCAAAAATTGCATACGTGCGCAAATTTTGCAGTCCAGAATTTGCACAGTTTGGACGCGTCAAATTTTCGCGCAAAATGCGTAAAATTCACGCGTGCAAGATTTGGCATTGTTTAAGCTATAGCTTAGGCAATGCCAATTGCGGAAAGAAAATTTGGAAAAAGATTTTCACAAAATCAAATGTTGGCACAGAATTTGAGATTCAATTTTTGTGCCAAATTTTGAGATTGTGAGAAAATTTTTGTGAAAAATCTTGTTGACATGACCAAATGCGGTTGCAACAAACCAAACGCCATGGCGTGATTGCCATGGCGTTTTCTATTGCGTCAAGATTTAGCAATTTATCGAAACTGCTAAATCTTGAAACGAAAAAAGATTGCCATGGCGTTGACCATGGCAATCTTTGCTTTCAATCTTTCTCAAACATTGTTTCCACGTTAAGCGGTTTTCCGTCAACTTGCACGTTTGGCCAATTGTGTCTTGTCGCCCACAACATGGCCAACGCAATCGCAAACTCTTTCGTTTCCGGAAACGCCAATGTTTGCCAATAGTTTCCGTTAAACCATTTCAACCAATAGTAACACGGTTTTCGGTGCGTAGGGTAGAAAACACCGTCAACGCGAAACACGTGTTCACCGACTTGCAGGGTTGCCAATGTTTCAATAATCATGTTTCTCATATGGTTTTCTCCCTATTGTCTGATTGCCAAAACAAAGATTGCCAACAAAGCGAAACAGAACACAATGCCAACACCACAGACACAAGACAACAACACAATCCAAACGATGGTGTGTTGTCTTGTTATCTTTGTCAAGGTTTGTTGTCGTGGTGTTGTTGTCACGTTATAATAACCTAAACATTGCCAAAGTCTGACAATATCAGACATGCTAGACGCCAAACCTACATTGTTCGGTTTGGTCTGTGCGGGTAACATAATGGCAATGGTTGGCCATTGCCATTGGTGTTTGAGTTTCTTTCTCACTAGTCGCCAAACATTGCCCGGCAAACGTGTTGATAGACTTGTTCGTTTCGCATTTGAATCCAAGTCAAAAGCTTGTCTGGTTCGTGCGATTTAATGTCTTCCCAATACTTTGGGAGTTTGTAAACCCTGCCAAACCTTATCAAAACCGGTTGCCCATTTAGTTTTGTCGGTGTTGTGTTCAATATATAGTTGACCAAATATTGGTCATTAGCTTCAACAATTTTCCATATGGTGCGCAATGTATTTTTGCGACAACCGCGCCACACTAGATCAAACAACGTTGGTTCAATTTTTCTTTTCATTGTTTTCCTCCGTGTTCTGGTTTGTTAGTGTTCTGGTGGACACAGAAAACACGGAAATCCGTGTTTTCTGTTAAATTCTTCTGCTAAATAGTGACTTTCTTCAAATTTAATATCTGGCCAATGTCTGAAAAATCTTTCTTCCATTGCATAGGCTTGTTCAATCTTTCTGGCAATGTTTGGCCATGCGTATGCAATTCTTTGCAAATAATATTTGTCTGACGGCCCAAATGCTAACGGCAAAGGATACGTGTTGCCATATATGGTCAGTGAGGGTGTTGCCCATGGCACAGCAATTCTTGCTGGCCATATACGATTTTCAACGGCAACCGGATAAACAACAGACTGAAATGCCAATTTTTCAATCAAAACCGCACCGGTTGGCAAATTTTCCAACCTAGGGCCTAGACGTCTAAATTGCCAAGTAATTCTGTTTTGGCGCAAAGGTTCGCGCCATGGCGTGGCGTAGAAACACGCCAACAATTGATTGCTTGTTGCGTAGAAGTCAAAAAATTTTAATGTCAAATTCTCATGGATGGTCAAATTCTGTTGGGAGAACCAATGCTCAATCGCAAATTTTGGTTCGGTGAAACAGACAAAGGGCCCTTCTGACGTTTGGACCCATCCATCTATTGGAACCACAATGCGAGGTTCGTTTTTGACCGTTGGAACGGTCAAGATTTGACCGTTGAAGATTTGAACCCAATTGTAAACGAACAGAGTTTTCATATTTAGGCAAAACAAAAACCCTTGCCATGGCGTGATTGCCATGGCAAGGGTGCGTATATCGTCAGTTTTTTCATACGCCACAAGTATCGGACAAATTTTGACGGATTGCAAGAGAAAAAATTTTAAAAAAGTTGTTCACAATGTCAAAATTTGGCATTGTTTAAGCTATAGCTTAAAACTTGCCAAGATTGAAAAAATTTTGCATTGTCAAAATTTGGCAAGCCTTAAGCTATAGCAAAATTTTCGCCAACCTTGGAAAGAAAATTTGACAAAATTTTTGCACGTTGTCAAAATTTGGCAAGCCTTAAGCTATAGCTTAAAACTTGCCAATCCCAAAATTTTGCGAAAATTTTTGCGTAAAAATTTGGCACAAGGTTTTGTGACATTTTGTCAGTGTCCAAAAATTAGACATGTCCAAAAATTAGACATGTCCAAAAATTAGACATTTCAAAAAATTAACAGTTTAAAAAAATTATAAATTAATTAGCCCGCGCCCAACGGCCGCGTCGCTCATTCCTAGTAGGATTTTCGATTTTTCGTTTAGAGAGATTCTTTCAGTCACTCCTTTCTCTGTCGCATAGGTCAGTCACCAGGTGAGTCCAGTTTAGGTCGAAGGCTGGTCTCTTTCTTTCAGAGGATCTTTCTCAGAGTCGACCCAGCCACGGAGGACGTTACCCAGACCTGCTGAGACTATTCATCCCAGAAGGTTCGGTCGTTGTCCAGTCAGCAGAGAGGACTTTCGAGTCTCCTTCAGATCTCAGTCAGTCGCCAGTCAGAGAGGAGGTTCAGGGACATTGCTGGTGGGTCTGGGTTTCTTTCGTGGTCGACTTAGAAATCAGTCAAAGGTAGAGTCGGGTCTGAATCATCAGTCGGTTTGGGTCGGTCTATGGGTTGCCCACCACCCAAGCTCCGCCGAAGAGTAGGTTCGGCAAGAGCAAGGGTGGTGGGGCAAGATTTAGCAGATTGAATTTTGGTTTTTCGTTTTCGGTTTTTCGACTTTGGATTCAAGAATCTTGAATCCTGAAATTCTGTCTCCTGCTAAGAATTTTGCCCAGGGGTGACTTCACCCATTTCTTCATTGAAGATGCGAATCAACTCTTCGCAGAAGAATCGTACGTCTTCCGGATCCTGTGCAAGATTTAGCAGGTCCTCGATGAGCTCCCATCTCTTCCAATCTCTTTCTTCGACTGTCTCACCGAGGAGGTCCTCCATGGCTTCTCCACCTGGCATCGAGGCCACCATGCGGAGGAGCCACGTGCTCGCCTCTGGCGTGTATGAACAGAGCCAGGAGTACCACACCTGAGCGAGGTCACTCAGTTGTTCTTTGCGTTCGGTTCGGTTTATCGTTTTCATATCGGCTTTCTCACTGGTTTTGGTTGTTGGTTGGAGGGTTAACACTCACATTGGTCGAAAACCGCCAGAGAAACCAATCTCGCAAGCGGGTTTCGGCTTCTGTAGCATCGATGGTGATAGTCAGACCCACCATCTCGTAGGCACGTTTGACGATGGCGAAGACTTCCGGCCAGAGGTAGGACAAGCGGCGGAGGTCCTCCCAGTCATGTTTCAGTAGGTAGTAGGGCAGGTCAATCACCTGACCGGCGATGACTAGACAAGGGATAGGTCGACGGGCCCGGCTGGATTCGGTCACCGCTGGCTCCAGTCCGTCCAGGACATAAGGAAGGAAGGTTGGACGGGTCGGAGTCAGGGACTCACAGAGGACGGTTCCGGGTAAGAGCTCACTGACCTTGGGCCCGTAGAAGGTCCTGCCTTCCTGGGTCCACCAGGAGGCCACCGGCTGGTGCTCGTGTTTCTTCAAACGTCCTTTGGCGGGGGTGGCCTCGGCGGCTAGGAGACAAGCCTTCCCCTCAGCAATGTCTAGCAAACGCATGAGAGGTGGGTAGGCGAAAGGACTCGCTTTCACGACCCGACCCGACCTAGGATCTAGGAGATGCTTGCGGTCCCACCACCGTGTTAGCCACCAGGCCACAGCCTGGCGACTGTCTTGGAACGCGAGGATGGGTCCGGCACCTTTGGGT